AGTGCAAGAGAGAATGCTGACAATGCTTTAAGTTCAAGAGTAGATGCATTAGAAGCTGTTAGCTTTGAAAAAGAAAATTTTGTTTTATCGGCTACTGATATTACTAACGGATACATTGATCTTGCTAACGAAGCGATTGTTAAATCAGTTAGATTTTATGTGGGCAGGCTTGCAGGATTTGAGGGCGAAGATTACGAGTTAAGTGTAGTTGGCGGTGTTACTAGAATTACATTTATCGGGTCTTTTGCATCAGGTGAAAGCGAAGCAATGGCAGAGGGTGACAAGGTAAAGGTTGCATATAGTCACTAATTTGAGTTAAAAAAGGGGGGTAATACCCCCTTTTTATATTAATAAAAGAGTTAGAGGTAAACATGAGTAAAAAATTACACAATAGAGTTTTATTACCTAACGGACAATTTGGTTCTTTTCCAGAAAAGAAGTTAGACGATGAAGTAAAGTACGAGCAAAGAGAGAAAAAAGACGTAGAAAAAATCAAAGAAGCTATTGCAGAAAAACAAGAAGACACAGTTCCTAGACCTAAAGCAAAAGCTACAAAGAAAAAAGCTAATGCTAAAGCTGAAAAAGAAAATAAAAAACTAGAAGAGAAACAAGAAAAATTTGTTCAAGAAGAAAAAGTAAAAGAAATTAAATCTCAAGAAAAGCCAATTAAAGAAGAGAAAAAAGATTAATGACTAAAATTGTTCAAATTGAAACAGGCTACACGCCTAGACCTTTACAGCGTAAAATACATAACGAGCTGAAAAGGTTTAATGTTTTAGTTTGTCACAGACGTTTTGGTAAAACGGTTTTAGTCATTAATGAGATGATTGATAGAGGGCTTCGTTGTCAACTTCGTAACCCACAGTTTGCTTACATTGCACCTAACTACGGAGCAGCTAAAAGGATTGCATGGGACTATGTAAAGGACTTTACACGTAAAATACCAGGTGTAAAAGTAAATGAAGCCGAACTTAGGGTAGATATACACAGACCACCGCCGTATGATGATCGTATTAGATTTATGCTTTTAGGAGCTGAAAACCCAGGATCACTTAGAGGTATCTTCCTTGACGGTGCTATATTAGATGAATTTGCAGAATGCGATCCTAAAATATGGGGCGAGGTTATTAGACCGGCGCTATCAGACCGTAAAGGTTGGGGCATATTCATTGGTACACCTAAAGGACAGAATCACTTTTACGATATCTATATGAAAACCCAAGGGCTAGAAAACTGGTATCAGAGAATATATAAAGCTAGTGAAACAGGCGTAGTTGATGAAGAAGAATTAGCAGACGCTAAAGCTACAATGACAGAAGAAGAGTACGAGCAAGAATATGAATGCTCTTTTAATGCTGCTCTAATAGGTGCTTATTACTCTAAACAGTTAGTAGACTTGAATAGAAAAGGATGGCTTGACAGTCCTGTGCCTTATGATCCGGCATTAGTAGTAAATACTGCGTGGGACTTAGGAATGGGCGACTCTACAGCGATCTGGTTTTGGCAACAATACGCCAATGAGATTAGAATAATTGATCACTATGAAGCTTCAGGACAAGACGTAGCTCACTATGCAAAAATCGTAAAAGAGAAAAATTACGTCTACGATAGACACATTTTACCACATGATGCAGCCGCTAGATCACTTGAAACAGGTAGGACTAGACAACAGGCTTTGCAGAAATTAGGTTTAAGGTGTGAGATACAGAAGAGACAAACAATAGAAGACGGTATTAACGCGGTAAGACTATTGCTACCAAGATGCCGTTTTGATAATATTAAGACTAAATACGGTGTACAGTGTTTAACGAACTACCAGAAAAAATTTGACTCTAAGAATAAGGTATTTCAAAATAAACCTAAACACGATTGGACTTCTCATAGTGCCGACGCTTTTAGAGTCCTGGCATTAGCATTAAGAGAACCGGCTGACGATTATCGTAGATCTAAATTGCCAAGGCAGGCACTTAGCGACTATGATATATTTGGGAGTTAATTATGTTTAAAAAATTTTTTAGAGGATTTGAAAACTTTTTAAGTGGCAAGAAAAGCTCTTCTGTACCTACATCAAAAGGCTTTTCAAAAAGAAATTATGAGTCGCTTTTGCAAAGAAGCCAAACTCTGTTATCTGATCAAAATTTAGTACAGACAGATCCAGGTGAATTTTTAAAAGAAGAAAATAACTTTTCAAAAAAGATAGATCCTAAAAAAGCTAAAACACTACTTGAAGCGATAAGAGCAAGACAAGGTGAAGTATCAGCTAGAAAAGGTTTAACACAAACTAAAACAAGTTTACTAGGTTAATATGATAGACAACGAATCAAACAAAAATTCAGTAGGTGATTTCGTAGTAAGAACTTACGAGCATTTAAAAGGCAGTAGAGTTAATTGGGATGCGCACTGGAAAGATTGTGCTGATTATATTATTCCTAAAAAGAATGATGTATGGGGCGAGTTTACAATTGGTGAGAAGAAATCTAATAGAATCTTTGATTCTACTGGACCACATGCAAACGAACTACTAGCTAGTGCTTTACATGGTATGCTTACTAACCCTATGACTAAATGGTTTGGTCTATCAAGCGGTAACTTAGCACTTGATAAAGAAGATAGCGTAAGAAGATATTTTCAAGATACAGTAAACGCACTACACGACATTATGAATAACTCAAACTTCCAAACGGAAGTACATGAGTTTTACTTAGATCTTTGTTGTTTCGGAACTTCTGTAATGGTTGTAGAAGAAGACAAAGAAGATATTATCAGATTTCAATCAAGACCTATTTATCAATGCTATGTCATGGAAGCTCCAAACGGCGCTATTGATTCTATCTTTAGACGCTACGAAATGACTTACAAGCAAGTCGTTCAAAAGTTTGGTAAAGACGTTTTTAGCGAAAGTGAACACATGGCTTGCTCTAAAGATCCGGCTAAGAGATTTGAAATCATTCACGGTGTATTCCCAAAAGGTGACTACAATCCTTTCTCAGTAGGACTTAAAGGACAAAGAAAATATCACTCAGTACATGTACTAAGAGATAATAGAAAGATTTTAAAAGAGTCAGGGTTCTTTGAGTTCCCATATATTGTGTCTCGTTGGACTAAGTTAACTCATGAAGTTTACGGTAGATCTCCAGGTATGAAGGCTTTACCTGATATCAAGATGATTAACGAAGTAATGAAAACAACTATCAGATCAGCTCAAAAGGTTGTAGATCCACCACTACAAGCTCCAGACGACGGTATGGTATTACCATTAAGAACAGCGCCAGGAGCAATCAACTACTATAGAGCAGGTACAGGTGATAGAATCGAACCTCTACAAACAGGATCTAGGGTAGATTTCGGATTACAGTTTATTGATAACTTACAAAATAAAATCAACAAATCATATTTTATTGATCAATTACAACTAGGTGTTGACGGTCCACAAATGACCGCAACAGAAGTTATGCAAAGAACTGAAGAAAGACTTAGGTTACTAGGTCCAGTACTCGGTAGACAACACAATGAATTTTTAAAACCTCTAGTAGAAAGAGTGTTTAATATTGCCCAAAGAAAAGGTTTACTACCTGATCCACCTGAACAAATTGCAGAAAGAGCTGTCAGCGTACAATACAGCTCAATGATTGCTAGAGCGCAACGTGCGAGTGAAGCAGAAAACATCAACAGAGTAATGGGGCTAGTAGGTCCATTCTTTCAGATTAGTCCTGATATGGCTGACAATATTGATTTTGATGAAATGTTTAGATACGCTGCTAACCTGTACAACTTACCGCAAGAAATCATGGTAGAGCAGGAAGAACTAGAAGAAGCGAGACAAGCAAAACTAGAAGCTATGCAACAGCAAATGGAGCAACAACAGCAAATGCAAGACGCTGAAACAGTTAATAAACTGAAGGGGTAAAATTAAATGTTTTTCAGAAGAAAGAAGTTAGACGATGCTCTATACTATCAACGTGTATTCAACAGTGAAGACGGTAAAGTAGTATTGGCTGACCTTGTAAAGAAGAATCATGTACTATCAAATACATTCAATGAAGATCCATACAGATCAGCATTTAACCAAGGTAGACGTGACGCTATCAATGAAATTTTAGCAGTATTAAATATAGATATTGATGAAGCATTTTACTTATTAGAGCAAGATGCAAAACGGATGAAAAAATTTCAACAACAAGGAGAAGAGTAAATGAGCGACGGCACTTTACTAAACAACGAACCTATTTCAGACGATGGACTTAATAGCGAAGCTCCACCGGCTGATAATAACACTGAAGCTCCACCGGCTATCGAATTTCCTGAGAACTGGAAGGAAGGGCTACCAGAAGATCTTAGAGGTGAGCAAAGTCTAGGCACTATCAACACCATTCAAGATTTAGCTAAGTCTTATATCAACGCACAAAAAATGGTTGGCGCTGATAAAATTCAATTACCTAACAAATACGACGACGGATCACAACTAAGAAACGTACTTAATAAACTTGGCTTGCCGGCTGATTTAAACGAGTATGATATCTCACCTAAAAACGTAGAGATACCAGAAGAACATCAAGAATCTTTCAACGCATTTAAAGCACACGCACACAAATTAGGTCTACTACCTCAACAAGCACAAGAAATGTTTGAATTTTTACACAACCAAGGTGTTGAACAAGATCAGCAATTGATTGAGCAACAGCAAAAGATTGAGCAAGAAGCTATCGCAAATTTACAAAAAGAGTGGGGAGCTGCTTTTAACAATAAGATTGGATTAGCTCAACAAGCTGTAAAACATGTAGCAGGTGAAGATGAAGCGCTTCTTAGTACACTTACTAGCCCTGAGTTTGGTAACAATCCGGCAATCGTTAAGGCTTTTGCTCGTATTGGAGAAATGTTATCAGAAGATAAAATCATCAACGGCATCCCTAAAGATGATATGGCAAAGTCACCTGCCGAAGCACAGAAAGAAATACAAATGATTTATGGTGATAAAACGCACCCTTACAATGATGCAAGTCACCCTCGTCATGAAGCCGCAGTTAAGGAAATGCACGAACTGTTTAGGCTAACTTCCGTATAAAAATAGTTTGACATTCGTACTATTTTAGCTACCCTATTATTAGACCGAAAATGTCTAAAATGGGGTAGCGTTTATTACGTCCTGGTAGCAATTTAAGACATTAGGATCTCTTAGAGGCAATCCAACGGTTAAGTCAGTTTTATATTGTTTTGTCACAATTAAGGAGTGAAAAATGTCTATTGAAATTACTACGGCTTTTGTGAAGCAATACAGTTCAAATGTATTCCACTTAAGTCAGCAAAAAGGTTCTAGGTTACAGGACAAAGTTAGAAACGAAATGCAAAAAGCTGAAGCGGCATTCTATGATAGAATCGGATCAGTTGAAGCAAAAGAAAAAACAACTCGTCACAGTGATGTTGAGTATGATGATACTCCACATTCAAGACGTAAAGTTACAATGAAAGATTACTACTACAGTGATCTATGTGACAAAGAAGATAAGCTAAGAACGCTTATCAATCCAGACAGTGAGTACGTTAAGGCTGCCGTCTACGCATTAGGGAGGCGTAAAGACGACATCATTATTGCCGCTGCGTTAGGAAATGCTTACGGTGGTAAGGAAGGTGCTACAGTTATCGCTCTACCAGACAGCCAAAAGGTTGCAGCTTTTGACGGTACTACTAACTCAGGTGTAAACCTAAACATCAAAACTCTAAGAGCTATCAAGCAAAAATTCGACGGTAATGATGTTGACGAGTCTATCGCAAGACACCTAGCTCACAGCTCTTTCCAACTTCAATCGCTACTTGGCGAGAACGAAATTACAAGCGCTGACTACAACACTATTAAAGCTCTAGTTCAAGGTGAAGTTGATAGCTTCATGGGATTTAGATTCGTAAGATTAGAAAGACTTCCTAGAAGTGCTGCTAACATTACTTACGATGTAACTACAGGTGAAGTAGGATCAGGTGCAGGTACTATTACTGCTTCTAAGTCAAGACGTTGTTTTGCTTGGGCACAAGACGGTATCTTAATGTCTAAAGGTAAGGACGTTCAAGCTAGAATTTCTGAGCTTCCACAAAAGCACTATGCTCACCAAGTTTACGCTGCAATGAGCTTAGGCGCGACAAGAATGGAAGAAGTGAAAGTAGTTGAAGTAATCTGTTCTGAATAATAACTAAGCGCTCTTAGGAGCGCTAAAAAACTGGAGAATAAAATGGCTGAATTATACTCAGTAAATTACACAAAGGTTAATATCTCTAATCCAAGCGAAAAGATCGCACCTGGAGATAGTAACGGAAAAATGAAATGTCTTTTTGACGAGTTTGATCTTTCGGCAGCTCTAGGAGCAGGTGACGAGATCTTACTTCAATCTTTACCAAAAGGTTGTAGAGTTCACGAAGTTGTACTAGAAGCTGAAGCTCTAGGCGGTTCTTGCTCACTTTCTTTAGGTTGGAAAGATAACGGATCTGACGTAGAAGACGACGACGGTTTTATCCCGGCTACTTCGGCAGCTTCAGCGGTAATCGTAAAAATGTCAGACGCGGCAGGTAACGCCGGAATGATGAAAATCATGGGTGGAGAATCTACTCCATTTATCAAAGCGGTAGCAGCTTCAGGCGCTACTTCTGGTAAAATCAAGGTTGGCATTTACTTTACAAATGATTAATCTATAGAGGGGGCAATTGCCCCCTTTTCTTTGTGAGGTAACATGGCAACAGACGTAAGTATTTGTAATTCGGCATTAATAAAATTAGGGGCAGGTCAAATTGCTACACTAGCTGACGATTCATTCGAGGCTAGGTTATGTAATGAGCAATATGAGAAAGTAAGACAAGACCTACTGTATTCGCATCCTTGGAACTTTGCTATTAAAAGGGCAAGTTGGACAGCCAATGGCAATACACCTGCATGGGGTTTTGGACAAGAGTTCGATCTACCTGCGGATTTCATTAGAATTATTGAACTATCCGATTCGGGCATAGAGTATCAAGTTGAGGGAGATACACTTGTTACAGACGAGACAGAATTAGATTTGCTTTATTTATATGATGAAACAGATCCTAACAAATACTCTAAAGGATTTTTAGAATTACTTGCACTTAA